CCCCCTTGTATTAATTTACAAGATTGCAATTAAGCAGTTGCAAGACCAAAGTCAGCAGCTTCAATGCTGTGAGACAATCCGTTTTCCTCACCTGTTAGGGTAAGTTGGAAGCGGTTCTTTTCAGCACGACCTGTTCCAGAATTCCCATCAACAGTTGCAGCGTAAAGACCATAGTCTAAACCACTAACGTGATAGGTTCCAGCAGCAGTTTTAACAAAAGCAACTAACTCAGCACCACCTTTAGAGATGTTGTTAAGAGAGGTGATTTTATCAGCGTCCATCTTTGGAAGCTCAACAGAAATAGTAGGAACAGTTGAAGTTGTTCCGTCAGCGTTTACAGTTTTAACTTCAGAAAAGACAGAGAAACCATCCTTTAAGTTAAACCCTAAATTTACGATACCAGAAACCGCTGTAGCAGCAGTAATAGCACGGTCAGCAGAGCCTACGCCAGTTAAGGCAGCCTCAGCAGAAAGCTTATTAGCGATATGTAGTTCAACGATACCACCAACACCCAAGTCATCACAAGAGTAAATGATATCAGCAAGAGTTACAGTACAAGACATATTATTAAAAGTATTTAAAGGAAGGGCCGAAACCCTTCCTTAATTATTATTATGCGAAGTTCTTAGCGTAGACAATCTCTTCACCTTTAAGGTAAGAGAAGCCTAACTTGAACTGTCCCCAAATCTTATCAGAAGACAATTCTGCTTCGTACTTCATATCAATCGCTTTAACATCGTTGTAGTCGTCAGTCAACATAACCAAGTTTTGTGGAGCAGCGATTACGAACTCGTTAGCAGGCAATGAAGCGAAGTGAGCAACTTCCATACCGTAGTATGCAGGGATGCTACCTTCAATAACACCTTGAGGTGTAGTAGTGTACAAGCCAGCAATAGCGATTTGGTAAGCTTGCATAGCAGCAGTACCCAAGAAGAAAGTTGGTTTGTAGTCACGGTCAGCGTCTCCGTAAACAGCAGACAACATAACGTCACTCATTGCTTCGTAAGCACCTTCCATCAAGTCAAGGATGTTAGCAGAAGAAATAGCAGCGTTAGTATCAAAATCAATTACGTCAGCATCAGCAGCCATCTCAGTAGTCAATTCAGTACCAGCCAACTCAAGTGCCTTTTGAGCAGATAGTTTAGCGAAGTAGTCAAATACCCAATCCTTGAACTCAGCGTCCATAGTCTCTGGGTTGTGTTGACCTTGCTTTAAAAGAAGACCACGGTAAGAAGACTCAAGAGCATCTTTACAGTTTAAGAAAGACCACTTGTAAGTATCAACAGTCATTTCTTTTTCACCTACTGAAGCAGTAGATTGTGGGTCAAAAACACAAAGGTCATTACCAAATGTTAAAGAAGCGTCAAAGATTGGTACGTTTACCTTAGCTTTAACACCGTCAATCAAGCGGAAACGGTTTAGTACCGCTGCGCTTTTTACCATAGCGTCAATGAACAAGTCTGGACGTCTGTCACCGTATGGCAAGTTTGAAATAGTTACACTCATTTTATATAAGTTTTAAAAAAGATTCGTTTAATTAATTTACAATATTACTTTCTGTTAAAGAAGTTGTTAATCATATTCACCTTCTCTGGTGTAATACCACTAAAAACTACTGTCTTGTCTTCTACAGCTTCAGTTACTTCCTCCGCATTTTGTTCAGCAGCAAATTGCTCCTCAACCTCAGCTTCGTTAGTTACTTCCTCAGTAGATTCAGCTTCAAATTCTTCAGTCATTTCTTCCTTGACTTCTTCCTCTTCTGCTACAGGCTCTTCAGCCATTACTTCTTCATCATCAGCATCTGCGTCTGCACTCATTTCAGCAGGAACTTCTTCCTCTTTTGGTGCAACCATAGACTCAATGTGCTTTTGAATCATTTCAACGGCAGACTTTAGGTCTTCAACGCCAGCGAACTTTTCTTCAAAAGATGTCACAGCTTCAAGGAGTACGTTGTTCTCGCTCTCCAAAGCCTCAATTCTTGCCTCGTACTTGTTCATCATAGCCTCAAATTGAGCCTCTAACTTACCAAGTTCTTTGGCGAAAGCAAATTCATTCATTTGTTCTTCGTTATTAATTGTTGGTTTAATATCCGCTTTAATCTCAATAGAGAAACCATTAATCTCTCCATTTTCAATTGCAGTAAATAATTCGTCAGACTCAATCTTTGCCTTTACGAATACGGTTCCGTTTGGAAGGCGATAGCCATAGTCTACAGACTTATCGTTATCACTCTCTTTAGTCCAAACTTCAAGCATCACCACCTCATCAGTATCATAGGAGTGGTTAATGCCAAATGCGTTAAATAATCCCTCCTTAGAATACTTGTACATAATTTGCTGAATAGTCTCTTCAGTAAATCGTACATAGTAATACCCCATATCGGGAGAAAATCGTAGGATTTCCTTATTAGGAATCATAATAGGTCCTACAACCTCTTTCTTCTTTTCATCAGCAAACATCTGTACCTTCTCTACTTCATTGAAGTGGATGAAGTCTTCCTCAATAGCGGGCTTATCTACAAGAGAAATCTTGTACATCCCTTGAGCGATGTCTTCTAATGATATATCAAATAATGGTAGTTTATCCATTCTTTTTACTTTTTGTGTGCCAGCTTGGTAGCAGGTCATTATCTTGTACATACTTTGAGTTAGAAGGCTTACCGTTCTTTACCAAGTACATAAATGCATTTAGTCGGGCAAGTCCCCATTGTGCTGCCGAAGTAACCTTTGGTGAGTGGGATGTATTAAAAGCACCCATACCACGAAGCACAACACGCTTTGCAGCTCCCATACCCACTTTCTTATCCGGGTACTTTTCATTGTAAGCGTCTACCTTAGTCTTTATAGACTTAATAACTTTTGCAGATAGCTTTCCACCTTTTCCAGCACCTTTAGGATTCTCGTTAGGAGTATCGCTCTTAGGCGCTTTGGGAGATTTCTTAATGCCGCCATCCTTGCCTTGTGTAGCGTAATCATCCTTGACTTTACGGTCACCCCACGGGAGATCAGCCACATCAGCACTTGCTTTAACTGTTCCTTTTCGTATGCTCTCAGCTTTTCTAATTGCCCAGTTAACACCGCTTGTTCCTCCCCAACCAAGCCAAGCCACATAGCCTCTATCTTTCCAAGGCGTGTCCTTATACTTAGGGTCAATCGCAGCATTCTTTCTATGGCGATTAAAAGCAGCCATTCTTGCAATAGTCTCATACGATAGTTTTCTTCGTGATGCTAATTGGTTGGCACGAGTCCAGCCCACAGAAGTCATTCCCTTAACTTCTTTCCCATACTTCTTCTTCCACTCAAGAACTTTCTTGGCGTTGTTAGTAGCAGATTGTGGGTAGTCATTGTATGTGGCCATTGTATTAATTTACAATTATTGCAATATCCCTTCTATAGTAATGTAAGCGTAATCATCATACACATCACCACTTGCGCTCTTAACAAGTATTCCACCTGGAGTTATCCTTGTACAACTAAGTGTTTGTAAGAAGAAGTCTAAAGAAGCCAAATTAGATGTAGGTACAACCATATCAAACTCTATACGAGGATTCTCACTCTGTAGTATTTTTTCAGAAGCAGCAAATATGTTGTCGTAGGTATCTGTTGTGTTGCCGTCTTCATCTTCAAACATTAGATTCCAACCTGCGGTGTTTACAGGAAATAGTCTACCGTTAAAAGTATGCTGACCAAGGTCTATGTATATGCGCTCTGTCTCCGTAATCATTTGACCGCTTTGGTCATCACCCTTAAGTTTTATAAAAGGTATTTTTAGGTTGGTATCTACCAATGGTTTATCTAAATAAGCAAACCTTAATCCCACATCTTTATTCTTGGTAAATATGTTAGGTGTAAACCCAAGTTCTTTTTCGTTAAATGCTCCGTTCTGAAAGTTTTGATTACCATCCATATCAGAAGCATCTGGACCACATACGGAACGATTGTATATAGAAGAGTCAAGATCTATCTTAATCTCTACTATACCCTCTGTGTTAATTTCTTGAGTCGTAGAACCAATGGTTATACCATCGTTGTTTAAATCATCAAAGTATAAGTCGTAATCCTTATTGTTTATTTCAAGAGACTTAACCTTATCACCGCCATTGCTTATGCGTACAGACTTTAAATCATCTATTAAGTTGTTGATATCTTGACTACCCGTTCTTACAATAGACAATGGGTCTACACGAAGAACGTGTTCAGATGTAGTGACATCATACTCGTAAAACAAACCACAGTCAAATCTTTTCAGAAGTGCTGTAAGTATCTGTGATACATTTAGCGGACAAGTTTGATTAATAGACTCACTAATTATAAACTCATCTGTAAGCTTGTAGAGAAGAGTGTCTGCATTAGAGTTAAACTTTATATTAAGTTCACCATAATTGTCTATTCTTGTTACAAGTTTTCTCAATTCTCCTACACCAAACATATCTTGTGCATAGGCTGTAGCAGTATGATGGCTACCTCCGTGCTGAAACTCTCTGGCATACCTAACATCAAGTTCCCCGTCTAAAGGCTCAATAAAATAGTTTACGCCATATCTACTTCCGCCATTTAAGAAAATCTCTTGGTCCTGCGGGAAATATGCTGTAAAGTCTTCAAACCAAATAACATCCTCCCATATAGCACCAACATCTAATATAGCACCTTCTCCTTCGTGGCCTTCCTCACAAATAA